TACGCGTTGTTCCAGTTCATCGCGCCGGAGGAATTGACGCTGCGGACGTCGCACGAATACGACGCGTCACACGTCCACGGGGTCAGGTTCCAGCACCATTCGTCCACGGGCGGGGTGATCTCCCGATACTTGCGGCAAAGCGCGTCGGACCGCAAAGCGATCTTGTCCGTGGCGGTCCCGTAATCGGTCATTCCGTCGTCGGCGGTCAAGTCGCTTTCCCAATCAAGGAACGCGGCCCGGTCTGCGCCCTCCGCAACCAATGCGTCAAGGAACGCCCCGTTCAATTCCCGGCGCAAAGAGGATTTCCGCCAGTCGTTGCAGTTCTCTTCATCGAACGCCCGGAGAAAAACAGGTTCCGCCGCCAGACAAAGCGTTCCCGCGCCGATGTCCTCGAATTTGACCCACTCAACGCCGCCATACATGAAGCGATCGCCCGGTTTCAGTTCAGCAAGTTTTTTCATGGTCCTTTTCCTCCCGAAAAATAGATTTGATTTCCTTGATATAGTCCCGCACCGTTGCGGAAATTGTGTAGTAGAACACGGGGAGGAAGAGGGCGAAAACTTCGCCGCCGATCGCCTTATATCCCCGTTCTGTCAGGGCGTAGGCCGCACCCGCTCGAAACAGCAGGACCCCGGCCACGGTCAGGGCCGCATATTTCGCCACGGTCCAGCCGTTCAGCCGGACGCGCCGCCGGGTGTGCTTCTTGCTCCGCCGCCGCGGGCGGGCTTGTCCCGCTCCAATGGTGATTGTTCTGATTTCCTGCGTCATGGTGTCGCCTCCACAAAATTGATTCGGTCCGCCGCCGCGATTGCAACGGCGCGCCCGTTCCGGTCCAGCAGTTCGCCTTGCACGTGAAGTCCTTTCCCGTCCGGGGTCTTTCGGTAAATCACCGCCGTTATTTTCTGATAGGTAATACCGCCGAACGCAACCGGGCGTTCATCCAGAAAAGCCCGCTTCAATTCATTCACTGTCACGGCGCGCACCGCCTTTCCGGGAAATCTCGTATTCCGCCCCGTAGCGGCGGCGTTTGCACCGCCAACAGGTGATTTTCAGGTTCTTTCCGCCTGCTATGCGGGTTATGTCGTGCTTCCCGGCCTTTTTCAGTTCGAGAAAGCAGGGCAAGCAGAATTGACGCTTCACAGCTTCACCCCCTCTTTGATTTTCAAATAGAATTCCTCCGGGGTCATGTCCGCCGGAACGGTCAAACTGATTGCGTGGAACTGCTTACGGCATTTCGTACATTCCCGCCGCTCGATTGCCCCCACGGTCCAGATATTCACACTTCCGCCGTGGCCGGGGTAAAGTCCGATTTCTCCGCAATGGGGGCAAACAACACGCAAGCCATTTTTCACGATCTCGCCGGATTCTCCGTAAATCACGCCGTTTGTGGCCTCTCGCGCTACGTTCTTCATTCCGGTTCCCTCTCGATCACTTCGCAATCCCCGGCGCAGATTCCCAAATAGTTCCCGCCGTGGTGGATGAAATAGACTGTTTCGCCGTCCCCGGTCGTCGATACTCCTTGCACGTAGAAAACCCGGCCTTTCTCAACAAGCGGAATTTTTGTATCGCGGGTGATTCGGATTTTCACGCCGTCACCCTCTTTCCCAAATCCGCTTGACTTCCTCGCAACAGTAGTCCGCCCCGTTGGTTAGCACCCAGTCTTTCAGGTCGTCCCGCTGGGCGCGCTTGCAATACCGTTCCAGCGCGTTGTAATCGTCTTGCAGGGTGTCCGGGTTCAGGAATTTCAGGGTTTGACCCGTGGCAAACGCCAGTTCAGCCGAAACCACAATGCACCCTGTTCCGTCGTAGGTGTCCGGGTGAATGCGAATGAACAGGTTCCCCAACCTCATTTTGAAGTAACCGGGCATTGCAGTTTCTTCTTTTGTCAGGCCCTTTGCGGTCCCGAATTCCTGCATTGCCACGGCGCGGGCTTTTGTGGCCGTCAGCTTCACGCCGCCGGGGTAACTGTTTTTCTTCGTCATGGCTTTTCCGCCTCCCGCTCGAATCGGATTTTCATTTGTGCCGGGTAAAGGTCAACTTCTGGCCGTCTTTTTCCGGTCCACCGCAAGCCGCCCGCCTGTCCAACACACTTCCAGCCAGCGGCCCGCAGGCTTGCCCCGTTTTCGCTTTCCAGAATGTATGTCACCAGCCGTTTATACCCCATAGCGCGGGCGGTTCTCCATGCGGCGGCATAAAGCATTGAACAGGCGTTCCGGGTCCCGTCTGTGCAAAGCCTGTTGACTTCCAGCGTCCAGCCGTCGTCTAAATGCCGCGCCACCGGACGGCCCACAATGGCAACGCCCACGATCTTTTCGCCGTCGGAAAGCCCGATGGAAAATTTATGCCCCACCGTCGGCCCGTGGTGTCTGTGGTTCTGCTCCACGAACGCGTTTGCTTCCCGTAGGGTTATAGGTACAACTTCAAGCATTAGACCGCCCCCGCCGTCCCAGCTTCAAGCCCCAGCCACCAGCCGGGGCTATTCCGCTTTTCTTCGTAGGGGCAACCGCTCCCGTCGTCGCAACTCACCTTTCCGCACCCGGCGCAATACTGCCGCTGGAATTCTTCGTCCCACGGTCCATCCAGAACGGGCAGGCTCCGCAGGAATGCGGCCAGCGTTTCCGGGGTTCTGGCGATCTCTTCAAAATTAGTTGCCAATCTGCACACCTCCTTGTGAACTCACCGCCGCGGGCTTCCCGCGCCGCTTAAAACTGGCCTGCACCCTCTGTTGTGCAAGAACGGGGTTGTATTCCCGCCGCTGGTTGCGGTCAAGTTCTCCCGTTTCGCCGCGCTTCAATTCGCGGTAGACCGTCGCCGTTGTCACGCCAAGCCCTGCGGCAATGTCGGCCACGCGGTCCCCATTCAGGTATCGGGCGGCGATTTGCTCCCGGTCCCGAAAGTCTATGTATCTGTACTGCCGCACCACATTTCACCCCCGTTTCTCTTGCATTTTACGGTTTTTGTGATACAAAAAAATAAATGCGATAGAACTTGCACCCGTCGTTCGACGTGGTGTTTGTTCTTTCGCATTTAATATTACAAGGCGCGAGCGGAAATGTCAATAGTAAATGCGAAAAAAATATAAAAATTTATTTTTAGGGCATCAGGCGAGGGCGGCAATACACTCCCGAAAACAGATTTCAGCCGTTTTCCATCCCAATATTTCACGCGGATAATTGTTCATCCATGCTTCCGCCGCTTCGATCTCCGCCACGGACACTTTTCCGAAATCGGTTCCTTTCGGAAACTTCCGGCGAATCATTTTGTTCTGGCACTCATTTGACCCGCGTTCATACGATGAATACGGGTGGCAGTAGTAAGCCGCTGTCCTCCGCTTTCCCTTTCGCACCACGGACCGTTCCAACCTCTTCACGTCGGAGAACTCCCCGCCGTTGTCGAATGTGATCGTCTTGAATGCCTTTGCGAAAAGGTCCGCACCGAATTTCCGTTCTATGCGGTCCATTGCCTTTACAACACTTGCCGCCGTCCGGTCTTTGATTCTTGTAATGATTTCCCATCGGGTCAAACGCTCTGTCAGCACAAACAGGGCTTTTGACCCGTCTTTTTTACTGTAAACTGTGTCGCCCTCCCAATGCCCGAAAGTGCTTCTCTGGTCCACTTCATCCGGGCGTTTTTCGATATTTTTTCCATACGACGCACGCTTTCCGGTCTTTTTAACTTTCTTGTATTCTCGCTTTCGCTTCGATTTCTCCGGCAAATTGCTGTTGGTCAGGGACAGGAAAACGCCCTTTGTAATGTAACTGTAAAGCGTGCTTACGCAAATCGAGGTTTTGAACGTCCGCCCCTCCAACCTGATTTCGGCAAGGGCCGCGGCGGGCGAACGATCTTCCACGATAATCTTTCGTTCTATGTATTCCGCAAGCTCAAAGTCGCGCCCGATTTTCAGCGGTGCGCCTTTTGCGGCGAGGTTTTCGCGGTATCTCTTTTCCGCCCCGTCCGGGTTATAGCGATCTTCTGTAATCCATGTATCACCGTCCAAATACTGCCAGCGAGCGCGTTTGATTTCGCGGTAAATCGTGCTGATATGCACGTGCAATTCGTCCGCAATTTCCCGTTTTGTATGCCCCTGATTCAAGAGGGCTTCAATTTTATAACGGTCTGTTTTTGATAAATGGCTAAATACGTGTCCCATGCCACAACCTCCACAAAGCAAAGAAACCCGCCCAATCCGGGCGGGGTTCTTTCGTTCTCCCTTTTTCTTGAGACCTATGCTCGTGAAAAAGCTACTCAAGAGCCCCTCTGTCTTTGAATGAAGAAAGAGCTGATGTCTTATGACGGTCGCACCCTCGACCCCCGTATTTTTGTCCTTGCCCTCGACCTTTATATGAA